CTGCTGGCTTGTTGCTTGTTGCTTTTTTGAATAAAAAAAAAATAAAGAGACAGCGAGCTGCTGGCTGCCTGCTTGTTGCTTGTTGCTTTTTATAATAAAAAAAAAATAAAGACTCAAGCGAGCTTGCTGGGGTCCTGGTACTAATTATTTTTAGAAGCTGTAAATAATGACTCAGCAAGCTCACCTGGACCCTTAGTAATTTTTTTTGAATATTGGTGATGTCAGTAGAGCTCCACAGGGTCCTGGTAGTAATTATTTTTGCTTGTGGCTTGTTGCTTGTATAAATCATAAAAAATTGGCAAATTTAGAATTGTTCTAATCTATTTTTTTTCGGTTAGGCTAGTTGATAAGACTAGCCTAAAAACGAAAGCACCGAGAGAAAAGTGCGATAGGCGATATACCACCAAATATTATGGGTATATATGCGTGAATGCATTGCAACCTATTTCTTTAAAAATTAATGCTTATTCTCTCGGAAAATCTTATATAATAACCTTGACTATGATTACAAGTGCCATTATAAATTTAATCTTAACGAAAGGAAATAAATATGAGTAGAATAAGACTAAATAATGAAAAACGAGATAAACTATTTAAGGTTGCTCGTAATTTCAGAATGAATGATACTACTGATGTTAAACTTGAAAAAATGCGTCAAGCAAAAGAGAATTGCGATAATGACTTGCCAAAGTTTTTTCAGATTGCAAAAGATATCGTTCAAAGGGCATATCCAGTTGAGCATTGTGATACATTAAATTACTTCAAGGGGTTGTATGGTTCCCCTTGTGATGTTGTTGCAAAAGATAGTTGTTATTATTTTGCATATACAGATCAAGATAATGTTGATGACAATGGGCAACCCATAGAGAATAAAAAACATTTTGACTTTAAGTTAAATGGTTCTCTAAATGGTAGTGAGTATAATCGTGATAATGATTTTGCTTATGCCTATTATCGTGATGAGTTGATTGCGAATGATTGCAACCCAGATATCAAGATTGAGCAAGAGGATAATCAAAACAATCCACACTTAACAAAGCATGTTGATAAGTGTGATAAGTTTTTGGGGTTCTCTAATCACAATAGTGATAATGATATTTCACTTTCAAAAGAGTGGCAAAATAAATATCAAGTTGATGTCATTGGTACTTCTTATTGTCGTTCTCGTTCTATTGCTTGTAATTACGAGGAATTTCAATCAATGGAAAAAATGCTCGTTTGTAAATCCGAACTTGTTAGAACTCACAATGATTTCATCAAGGGTGTAATTGCTGATATGAATGATGTTAAGGGTGTTTTAAAAGAAATGAAATACCTAGAGGGTGGTGTTGAATTCGTGAATGAGTTTGCACAATCTAACATTGTTGATGAGGCACAAATTATCAGAAGTGAGGGCATGGGATTGACTATCTATAACCCAGAAAATGCACTTGAAAGGATAATGGCAAGAAGAAAGGCACAACCTACAAGAGAAGAAAAAATAGCAATAGCCTTAAAAATGCAACAAGATAGTGCATTAAATTAAGTGTATTGACAATCTGGGATATTTCAATAATATCCCAGATAACGAAAGGATAAAAAAATGGATAAACTAAAACACGATACATTAAACATTGGGGATAGGTTTAAAATTTCTTTTACACCTAAAACTATGAATGATGACATTTTGGAAGAATGGCAAATGCAACCGACTTTCCGAAATGCAATTTGGACAGAGGATTGTCTAATTGATAAGCATAAGATCAAAGGTCATAACTACATTAAATATTTTGATTTAATGAGAGATGATATACGAACTGCCTCTACTGAATATGGTAGGGCTTTTATAACTTTAAATGGCAAAAGTTATATTTTAAATAAACACGATAACTTAAACGAAAGTGAGAATGATGATAGATAAAGTAAATGTAGATAAAGACTTAATGTTTTTTAATAAAGATAAAGGCAAAAAAGTCTATGAAATTAAAACAGAAATTCAGCGATATTTAACTTTTCAAGTTGTTGCTGATAATTCAGATGAGGCTTTTGAGAAGTATCTTGACAATGCAAAAGTTGATGTTGTTGATGATAGCTTTTCAACAGAAATAGTTTTATCTGGTCAAGATGAATACGACCAATATCACGACACAGTTTGTATTGGTACTATTAAAGTTGATGATGATGATGAGGCTTATGTTAGTTGTGAAATAAAAAAAGATAAACCTCTAATCTTAACAAAAGAAATGGAAGTGAAATAATGAATATCTTTAACATACTTTTATATTCTGGAACCCTACTCATAGTAGTAGGGTTTCTTTTGTTTCTTTATTGTGAAATGAAAGAACGAGAGATAGACAGAAAGTTAGCTGAAAACCAACACTTCATTGACGCAATTTTAAGAACTCAACAACTACAAAACATTAGAAAGGATATCAATGACAAATCCAAAACTTGAAACAATACCCTTTGACACGATTGCAAAAGCTGTCAAAAATTGTACCACTTCCAATGTTATGACAAGTCAAGAGAAGTTGTTTTTAATTAGTTGGTTAAGTGATGATTTAGAGATAGAGAATAAAAATCCAACTCTTAATCATTCAACAATCAATTTAATTAAATCAATCATTATGAAATTAAAGGGGGGCAAGTGAAAGACTACTGTCAAAATCCTCTATGTTATCAATACACTTCAAAGGATAGATTGCGAGGTGTAAAGGGTAGCAAGGTTTATCAGAATAGAACCATAGGCACTTATGCTTATGGGGATAGAAACTTTTGTACCTTACATTGTCAAAATGATTATCTTGATATCTATATGAATAGATTTATAGATTATATTGGTAGGCTAACAGAAACACCCACACGCCCAATAGATACTAATTATGATTGGGCAACCATTAGAGATAATCTTAAAAGATTAAAAGACAATCAATAGACTTGTTGCGAGGGGCTTGTTGCCCCTCGCTTTTTTTCGTGGTACCTCAATAGAGGTACCACGACTATTTCCAAAAAAGTAAAGTACGAAGTACATTAATACTTATTATATATATAAGTAACTTAATATATGTGTATATTATGTTGATTTAGACATTTAATCAGAGTAAAAACGTTTTCACCCCCATAAGGTTATTTATGCACGATATAAAAAATATTATAAAAAATTTAAACGTTTCCGACCTACCTCCTGAGACCAGACGAGAATTAAAAAAATATTTAGTACAAAAAGATATTAAACAAAAGCATTCTTTAATTAAGGGTGACTTTATGCATTTTGTAAAACACATGTGGCCAGACTTTATAGAGGGGGACCATCATAAAGTTATTGCAGAAAAATTTAATAATTTAAAATCTGGAAAGATTAAAAGACTTATTGTGAATATGCCACCTAGACATACAAAATCTGAGTTTGCATCTTTTCTATTACCTGCTTGGATGATTGGTAACAGACCAAAATTAAAAATTATTCAAGCAACTCACACAGCTGAACTTGCTGTAAGGTTTGGTCGTAAGGCTAAACACTTAATGGATAGTGAAGAATACAAAGAAGTTTTTCCAACTAGACTACAAGAAGATAGTAAGGCCGCTGGTCGCTGGCAGACAGCACAAGGTGGTGAGTATTTTGCAGTAGGTGTCGAGGGAGCGGTTACAGGTCGTGGAGCGGATCTTCTAATCATTGATGACCCACACTCGGAGCAAGATGCTATGAACGCTAAATCTTTAGACCGTGCTTATGAATGGTACACGTCTGGTCCTAGACAAAGACTTCAACCTGGTGGAATGATTGTACTCGTTATGACAAGATGGAATACAAAAGATTTGACAGGAAGACTACAAGCTGCACAACATGAACCTAAAGCAGACCAATGGGAAGTTGTAGAATTTCCAGCAATCTTACCAAGCAACAAACCTGTTTGGCCAGAGTATTGGGAACTAGAACAATTGTTAAATGTTAAAGCATCGGTTGCACTTCCAAAATGGAATGCACAGTATATGCAAAACCCCACTTCAGAAGAAGGTGCATTAATTAAAAGGGACTGGTGGAAGAAATGGCCAGAGGATAGAGGAATTCCAAACTGTGATCATGTCATACAATCTTACGATACAGCTTTTTTAAAAAGAGAATCTGCTGACTTTAGTGCAATTACCACCTGGGGTATTTTTCGTGAGAATGAAGATTCACCCCATCAAATGATTTTACTAGATGCAGTTAAAGAAAGATTTGAATTTCCAGAACTAAGGCGTGAAGCATTAAAGTTATATAAATACTGGGAACCTGAGACTGTATTGATTGAGGCTAAGGCTGCTGGATTGCCACTGACATATGAGTTAAGAAATATGGGAATACCTGTAGTCAATTTCACTCCGTCTCGTGGAAACGACAAACATGCTAGAGTTAACGCTGTTGCCCCGTTATTTGAAAGTGGTCAAATTTGGGCACCTACTCATTTACAATTTGCTCAAGAAGTTATAGAAGAGTGTGCATCATTTCCTTTTGGAGATAATGACGATTTGGTGGATAGCACTACACAAGCAGTAATAAGATTTAGACAAGGAGGTTTTTTGAATCACCCAGAAGATTATAAGGATACTCCAAAACTAATAGATACAAAACAATACTATTAATGAAAAACCCTACTTTAGTTAAAAACATGAAAAATGTTAAATGGAAACAAATCCCTCCATTAAAGGGACCTGACGCTAGAGGCTTGATTAAAGAACCAAAAGAAGATAAACAAGATAAACTGGAGAAAATAAATGGCAGACGTAGATAAATCTTTACCCAACGTAAGACAGAATATAACTGTACCACCTGAAGAAGAACAGATGGAAGTTGAGACTATGATGCAGGAATCTATGCCTGATCCAAATAGTACAGAGATTACAGAAAACGAAGATGGTTCTGTTGATATTAATTTTGAACCAGGAGCAGAAGCTCCAGAAGGTGCAGACAATCATTACGCTAACTTAGCATCCTTGTTGCCAGATTCTATTCTCGAGCCTCTAGGATCTGAGTTGTATGCAAACTATACAGATTACAGAGAATCAAGAAGAGAATGGGAACAAGCTTATACTAAAGGATTAGATCTTTTAGGATTTCAATTTGAACAAAGAACAAGACCCTTTCAAGGAGCATCTGGTGCAACGCATCCAGTTTTAGCTGAAGCTGTAACTCAGTTTCAAGCACAAGCGTATAAAGAATTATTACCAGCGAATGGTCCAATCAGAACTCAGATACTAGGAAAAGCTACACCTGAAAAGCAGGATCAAGCAACTAGGGTCTCTAACTTTATGAATTATGAAATTATGAATGTAATGAAAGAGTACGAGCCAGAGTTTGATCAGATGTTATTCTATTTACCACTTGCAGGTTCAACATTTAAAAAAGTTTATTATGACGATTTATTGGGACGAGCTGTATCAAAGTTTGTTCCTGCAGATGACTTAGTCGTTCCGTATTCTGCTACCTCATTAGAAGATGCGGAAGCGATTTGTCATATGATAAAGATTTCAGAAAACGATTTGCGTAAACAACAAGTTGCAGGGTTCTATAGAGATATAGAATTGTTTGCACCTTATGCAGAAGAATCTGAAGTTAAGAAAAAAGAAAGAGAACTAGAAGGAACAAGAATGACAGGGCAACAAAAAGACAACGCTATGTATACGTTGATTGAATGTCATGTCGATCTTGATTTAGAAGGTTTTGAAGATAGAGGTGAGGACGGAATGCCAACTGGAATTCGTGTTCCCTATATTGTAACAATAGATAATGGCTCAAGAAAAGTTTTATCTATAAGAAGAAACTATAGTGTAGATGATCCTAAAAAAAATAAAACTCAATACTTTGTGCATTTTAAATTTTTGCCAGGTTTAGGTTTTTATGGTTTTGGATTAATACATATGATCGGTGGTCTAACAAGAGCAGCAACAGCTGCCCTTAGACAATTGATTGATGCTGGTACACTCTCCAACTTACCAGCAGGATTTAAACAAAGAGGTATCAGAGTGAGAGATGATGCCCAGTCACTTCAACCAGGTGAGTTCAGAGACGTAGACGCACCAGGTGGAAATCTAAGAGACGCTTTTATGCCTTTACCCTACAAAGAACCATCACAGACTTTATTACAGTTGATGGGTATTTGTGTTGAGGCAGGACAGAGATTCGCATCAATTGCTGACATGCAAGTTGGTGATGGGAACCAACAGGCGGCTGTTGGAACAACTGTAGCTCTTTTAGAACGTGGTTCAAGAGTCATGTCAGCGATCCACAAAAGATTGTATGCATCGATGAAGAATGAATTTTCTTTATTAGCAGATGTATTCTCAACTTATCTTCCACCAGTATATCCATATGATGTCATTGGTGATAACAATGAAATTAAACAACAAGACTTTGATGATAAGATTGATGTTCTACCCGTTGCAGATCCTAATATATTTTCTGCAACACAAAGAGTATCTATTGCACAGACAGAATTACAACTAGCTCAGTCTAATCCACAGATTCATAATTTGTATGAAGCGTATAGAGACATGTATGAAGCAATTGGTGTTAAAAATATTGACACAATCTTACCACCACCAGAAAAACCAGCTCCAAAAAACCAAGCTTTAGAGCATATTGATGCTTTAGCTGGAAAACCTTTCCAAGCTTTTACAGGACAAGACCACCAAGCCCACATTTCTGCGCATTTAGCGTTTATGGGGACGACAATGGCGCAAAATAACCCTGTAATTATGACTTCATTGGAAAAAAACATCTTTGAACACATAAATTTGATGGCAGATGAGCAAGTTCAGTTAGAATTTAGAGATAAAATTGCACAAGCACAACAAATGGCGCAACAAATGCAACAAGATCCTCAAATGCAGATGCAAATGCAGTCTAATCCGCAAATGCAACAACAAATGCAGCAACAACAGCAGCAATTAGAGTTAGAAATAGAATCTCGTAAGGCTGTTTTGATTGCAGAGATGACCGAAGACTTTGTTAAAGAGCAAAAAGAAGCAATCGGCATTTTAGGTAACGACCCACTTGTAAAATTAAGAGCAAGAGAGCTTGATCTTAAGGCACAAGACAATATGAGAAAACAAAAAGAAGATGATGCTAGATTAAACTTAGATAAAATGAAAAGTTTAATGAATCAGAATCTTCAAGAAGATAAAATGGAACAACAAGAAGATCTTGCCATTTTAAGAGCAGCGACCTCTATTGAAAAACAAAAAATGTCCAATAAAGCTAAAATAAAAAATAATAAAATGAAACAACAAGATGTAAGAATCTTAAAAGGACCAAGGAGTTAATTATGGCAAAACAAGGACTATATGCAAACATTAATGCTAAGAAAAAAGCAGGTACATCAAAAAGTAAAGCTAAAAGTACTATTACACCTAAAGCTTATGCAAACATGAAAGCAGGGTTTCCAAATAGTAAAAAAAATAAGGCTAAGGCGTAATGAAAGCTACTCTTGGAATGGGAGCAGTTCGTGCCTCTTTCAAGAGAGGCGGAACGCCTGCTTGGACTAGAAAAGAAGGTAAGTCAGAATCTGGAGGACTGAATCAAAAGGGACGAGATAGCTACAACAAAGCTAATCCAGGATCAAATCTAAAAGCTCCTCAACCCGAGGGTGGATCAAGAAAAAAGAGTTTCTGCGCAAGGATGCGTGGGATGAAGAAAAAATTAACTTCTAAAAAAACAGCTAACGATCCAGATTCAAGAATAAATAAATCACTTCGAAAGTGGAAGTGCTAATGCCATTCAAATCAGAAAAACAAAGAAGATATTTATTTGCTAACGAACCCGAGGTAGCAAAAAAATTTGCTAAAGATTATAATATGGGTGGTGTTGCTTCTATGTTTAGAAAAAGACTAGCAGATGGTGATGATCCTTTTTATGACGCTTGGAAAAAAATTTATGAAACTAATCCTGATGCAGCATCAATGAATGAAAACCATGATCAGTATTTAGAAAAATATACTTTAGAAATGTCCACACAAACAAGTGAAGCACCTACAGAAGATGTAGAACAACCAGCAGATCCAATGTTAAATTTGTTTTCAGAAACTGACGCATTAAATAATGATCAAGCTTTAACAACTTTATTTGCTAGAGAAGAACCACAAGGTATTATGGCAGCTAAAGGTGGTAGAATAGGTTTTAGAGGTGGTGGTCAAGATGCATCATCAGATGATTTTGGTGGAAGTAGTAGTAATGATAATAGTAATGATAATAGTAATGATAATAGTAATGATAATAGTAATGATAATAGTAATGATAATAGTAATGACTATACAGGTTCAGATTTTGGATTTGTAGCATCTCAACCTACAACTACTGCAGAATTTAATGAAGGACCAACGGCTGATCCTGATGCATTAGATATGCAAAACTATTTAGAAGATTACGTTGATGTTAATGAACAAAAAACAAAAGAATTTAATGAAGCTAATATCCCAGATAATTTTAAAAGAGAAATAAAAAAACAAAAAGACATAAAGTATAAAGAAAACATAAATAATATTATTAAAGACATTAATAATCAGTTAGATGTTAAATTAGCAAACAAGGCAATAAATTATGTTATAGATAAAGTAGCTATGTCAGTGCCTGTTGTTGGTATTGCTTATGGTTTAGCTAAAGCTTTTGGTCTTGTTACTGCACCTACAGTTTCAACTGATATTAGTGGAAATATTATTGGTAAAAATACTGTAACACCTTCTGAACTAGGTTTTTATCAAGGACCAGAGTATGATGGCTTTTGGCAAGGAGGACCCGATGAAGATGATGGTGGCAGTGATGCACCTATTGTAGATTTAATTACAGGTGAGGTAAATGAAGATGTTGCTACAGGGCAAATTGATCTTATGAGTGCACTTGATAAAATTAGAGCTAATCAATTAAGAAGAAAAGGGTTAGTACAAGATGGTATTATTCAAGATACTGAAACGGTAGAAGTAGCATCTTTGCCTAAAACAAAGGATCTATTGAGATTAAATAGTGGTGGACTTGCAAATTTATTTAGAGTAAAAACACAATAATAGGAGAAAACATTATGAGAAATGATTTTGGATCAAGACCTTACTCTTCAAGATTCCCATATGGTAAAGATGGGTCATCTAAGAAACAAGGTTACAATGACAGATTAGACGAGTCCCTAGGTGCTAGAAACGGAGCTAAATCGCAAAGTCTAAAAGCTAGAAGAGATGAATCTAAAGGTATGGAAAAAGCATCTGGTAACAGAGCTTATTCTTCTGTATCAACAATGGATAAATAATTATGGCTAACACTAAAAGAATGAACAGACTGGAAGAACTTGGAAGAGTTGATTCAGAAAAAGCGTTTACTAAAAAAGGTAAAAAAAATTTAAAAGCTGAAAAGAAAAGAATTGTTAAAGAACTAAAAGGTGGCGGAATGTCAACTCGTGGTTTAGGAAAAGCTTTTAGAGAAGGAGGATTAGTATAATGTCAAAAGATTGGACAATCGGTTCTGGATATTGTGAAGAACCAAAAGTTACTGTAGGACCAGGAATTACAAAAGATGGGTCTGCAACAGGTGGAGTTGAAATTGAAGCAACTAATCCACAAGAATCTCAAACAGTACAAGTTAAAGGAACTAAAAGAATGTTAGCTTCCAAAAGTAAAAAAGCTACTTGGTATTAGATTATGTGGTTAAGTGCTATTAAATTAGCAGTTTCTGCTGGATCAAAAATTTACGCTAACAAGCAAAGAACTAAAATGGCTATGTCGGATGCACAGTTAATGCATGCTACAAAAATGGCTGAAGGTAAGGAAGCTTACCAGGGAAAACTTTTAGAAGCTAGGCAAAACGATTATAAGGACGAGGCAGTTCTTGTGGTGCTTACATTGCCCATAGCTGTACTTGCATTTTCAGTTTGGTCAGATGATCCAGACGCAATGACAAAAGTAAATGTGTTCTTCGAACATTTTGCAGCACTCCCGAGCTGGTTTACAAATTTATGGATTCTTGTCGTGGCGAGCATCTATGGCATTAAGGGAACACAAATTTTCCGTAACAATGGAGGCAAAAAATAATGACTGAATGGATTACAGTAAAAGATAAAAAAGAAGATCAGATTGAAAAAAAAGTTGAAAACGAATGGATTAAAAAAAAAATAAAACCTAAAGAAAAAGAATCTGTTTGGATTAAGAAAAAAGTAAAAAAAGAATTAGAAGAAGAAAAAAAACAATGGATTACTAAAAAATCTGATAAAAAAAAAGATGGTCCATATATTACTAAGAAAAAAGTAGAAGAAAAAGCTTCTGGTGGTTTAATAAAAGGTTTTCCTAGATTAGCTACTAAAGGTTTTAGAAGATAATGGCTTGTTGGAAAGGTTACGAGGCTAAAGGAAAGAAAAAAAAGGGTAAAAAAATGGTACCTAATTGCGTACCTAAAAAAATGGCTGATGGTGGTTTATCAAAAGCTGCTGGCTATTCTCCTGTAATGGGAAACAATAAATTTGGTTACCCAAGTGGTGGTATACCAGTTAAGAAAGGTTAAATAATGGACGGAATGCAAATAGTCTATAAGTTAAAAAAAGAAGTAACAGAATTGTCTGATAGTGTATCAGATATTTTAATCAATGGTGAAGTTGACAATTGGGATAAATATCAGTATATGGTAGGACAGTTAAAAGCATATCAACAAATAAATCAGGAAATCTCTAACCTGCTTGAAAATAAGGAGCAAGATGAAAATGAAAGAACAGTCGTTAAACTCAACACCGAAAATTAGTATCCCAGATACATCATTAGTCGGTTTAAAAAAATCAGAACCCGAAAAAGAAATAACAGAAGAAACAACAAAACTTCCAATGCCTACAGGTTGGAGACTTTTAGTTTTACCTTTTAAAATGAAAGATAAAACTAAGGGTGGAATTATAATGAATGATTCAACATTAGAGAAACAACAAGTTGGTTCTCAGTGTGGAAATGTTTTAGCTGTTGGACCAGAAGCATACAAAGGAAAGAGATTTGAGAACTCTGGCCCTTGGTGTAAAAAAGGAGACTGGGTAATGTTTGCACGTTACGCAGGTTCAAGAATAAAAATACAAGGTGGTGAAATACGTCTGCTAAATGACGATGAAGTTTTAGCAACAATCGAGAATCCAGAGGATATCTTGCATGAATATTAAACCAACAAACATAGGAGAAAACTATGCCAACTGAAGATGATAAAATCATTGATTTACCAACAGACGGTCCAGGTGCAGAAGTAACTTTACCTGAAGAAAATGTAATACCAGAAGTAGTAGTTCCAGAAGTTAAACCTGAAGGTGAAGTAGAAATAAAAGAAATACCAGCAGTAGAAGAAAAACCTTCTGAGTTAATTACTGAAAAAAAAGAAGAATTAAAAAAAGAAGAACCTAAAGCAGAATTAGAAGAGTATAGCGAAGGTGTTAAAAAAAGAATTGCTAAACTTACTAAAAGAATGCGTGAAGCAGAACGTCAAAGAGACGAATCTACAAAATACGCAAAGTCTGTTTTAACAGAACAAAAATCTCTTAAGGATAGGTTATCTAAAATAGATAAAGGTTTTGTTTCAGAAATGGAAAACAGAATTGTTTCTGGAATAGAAGCAGCTCAAGCTAAATTAGTTACTGCTAGAGAAAATAGCGATATAAAAGCTGAAGTTGAAGCTTCTAAAGAAATAGCTAAGTTAGGTTATGAAGAAGCTAGATTAGCTGAAATGAAAGTTAAACAAGCTGATCAAGAAAAAAATGTAAAAGTACCACTAAAACAACCAATTATTCAACAAGAAACAAACTTACCAAAACCTGATGCAAGAGCAACGGAATGGGCAGATAATAACGTTTGGTTTGGAAAAGATGAACCTATGACTTATACAGCTTTTAGTTTACATAAAAAGTTAGTAGAAGAAGAAGGTTATGATCCCCAATCTAATGATTATTATGTGGAATTAGACAGAAGAATAAAGCTTGAATTTCCCCATAAATTTGATAAGGTAACAGAACAAACGACTAAGCCCACTCAAACGGTAGCTTCTGCTACTAGAGGAGTAAATAGAGCTGGTCGCAGAACTGTGACTCTCACATCATCACAGGTAGCAATTGCTAAAAAATTGAATGTGCCACTTGAAGAATATGCTAAACAATTAAACATAGAGGAGTAAAACGCATATGAAAAATAATGAAACTAAAGTAACTGAAGAAATTAAAACGGAGGTTACAGAAGAAGTAATAAGAGACTCCCGTGCGTCCGAAGACAGAAACGCTACAGCGAATGAAGTTGTATGGACACCACCCTCATCTTTAGATGCTCCACCTGCGCCGGATGGATTTCATCATCGATGGATAAGATCAGAGAGTTTAGGCTTTAACGACAACAAAAACATTACTGGTAAATTAAGATCAGGATATGCTTTGGTTCGTTCGGAAGAGTACAAAGATTCTAATTATCCAATTGTTGAAGACGGCAAATACAAAGGTGTCATCGGAGTAGGAGGTCTGTTGCTGGCCAGAATACCAATAGAGATCGCCAAAGCACGTCAAAAATATTATAGCGATAAAGCTAAAGATAATGATGATGCCGTTAAATCCGATCTGCTAAGGGATCAGCACCCGAGCATGCCTATCAGTTATGATAGCCGCTCTAGCAAATCTTTCGGTGGTAAGTAAAAGTTTTTTAACAATTACGACCCAACGAATTTAAATTAACCTGTAGTTAGAAATAACTACTAAAGAACAGAGGAAACAATTATGGCTAACCAAGACGCAGCTTTCGGTCTTAGACCGTTAAAAACTGTTGGACAGCAAGATGATTCCACTGGAATGAGTCAATATAATATAGTACCTGGTGATGCATCGGTAATATTTCAAGGTACAGTCGTTAAGGCTGTAGCTGGAGGTTATGCAGATCTAGCCGCAGACGGCGATGGTGCTAACCTTGGCGCATTTTGGGGATGTTTCTATGATGACCCAACAACACAAAAACCTACGTTCATAAACTACTATCCTGGTGGAATTACTCCAGTAAATAGTGGTGCAATTGAATGTTTTGTGTACGACTCTCCAATGCAAATGTTCGAAGTACAATCAGATAATGCTGGTGCTTCAGCACAAGCAGATGTTTTTTCATCAGCAGATACTGTTGGAAACGCAAATGGAAGTACATTAAATGGTGTATCTAGTATGGAATTAGATGATTCTGATATTAGTGCAGCACTAAAACAACTAAAAATAATCGGACCGTCAAGAGATCCAAAAAACTCAGATCTTACTTCTGCCAATGTAAATTGGAGAGTACAATTATCTGAGCACATTTTGGCTCCTGCTACGGCCGGGGTATAAGGAGTATAAATTATGGCTATATCACGACAACAACTCGTAAAAGAGCTTGAGCCAGGTTTAAACGCCTTGTTCGGCCTTGAGTATAAAAGATATGATTCTGAGCATGAAGAAATTTATGCAAAAGAA